GCCCGGCTTGGGCGGCTGCCCCATAACCTGCGAGTTATCACGCCGGACTGAGATGTTTGCGTTGTAGTTTGCCATGCCGGTGCGGTAAAGCTCCTAGCTGTTGGCTCGATACTTGGGAAGGTCGTTGCCATCAGCCTTGGATCGTCCAGTTACCGGCAGTGTCAAAGCCATCGGCAAGCTCAAGAATATCCGAGCTGTTGGTTGGCATATGGACTGCTTCTATTGTAAATGCGCCGTCCTCGGTTGGTGTGATCCGCTCGATTTGATACGTGCGGACTTGAGTGCTGGGCAGCTTGACGGTGAAAACAACCCCGGCTGGTGTTGCTGTTTTACCGCTGTTGCTGACGGTCAGCGTTGCATCCGCTGGCTCGGTATCAGCGTCGCCGTTCCAAGCAATCACTGTATGGGTGCCATCGGATAGCGGTTTGGTGCTCACCAATGCGCCCTCGGGTGTGACGACGCCATTGTTGAACTCGTCGTACTCGGTGGCATCCATGCCGACTTTGATGTAGTCGCCAGGTGCCATAGCCATCAGCACGCCTTCGTGCGTTGTGGTGAAGCTGATGGTATGCGTTGGGATGCGACGCATCCTGATCACGAACTTGGCGGCATCAATTGCATGGTCACGACTGGTGCAATAGTCCGACATGTCGATGGTTTCAAGCGCCACGTTGGAACTGGCGGATGATTCACGCACCAGCACCTCGCGCACGGTTGGGAACATGCCGGGGTTGTCGTAGTTAGTACTGGCACGCTCTTCGCGGTAGCGCACCGAAACTTGAATCGGATCCCGATCTTCGGGATCAAAGTATTGCAGCTTGAAGCTGCCTTCGACGATGTTGCCTGCGGTGAAGAGCCCTTTGATCGTCACTGCGTCGAATTGCAACGCTGGCCGCAGGAAAAACTTGCCATCGGATTCGCCGAAGATTAACAGATGCGTGGCAGCAACATCAGCGCACCACTGGCGGATGTTGACTTGATCTCCGATCACGCCATCGTAGAAATACTTGCGGGTGTAGCACCAATCCGCCGCATCCTCAAATTCCGTGATATCGATCATGTCATCGGTGATTAGATCACCACGTCCATAGGTTGTGTTGGTCAGCAGATCTAGCACGATGTCAGGGAACAGATGCGTCGCTCCAGTGGTCAAGCTGTTACGCAATCTGCGGCAGGTTTTGCCGCCAGTGACGTAGCAACTGAACTGGTTGAACTGCTGCCATTCGACCGAGGAGTTGATGTTGACGCCGATCAAGGCAAGATTGTCGTAGGTTGGTGCGGATGCGTTGGTGACGATCTCATTCATGTAAACGATCTCGTGCTCTGGACCGCCTTCGGCTGAGGTTGTGATTTCTTCAAAAATAAACTTCTCGGCCAGCTTGCCCCAAGTATCGATCAAAGACGTATCGCCGTTGCTGTAATCGGCATCGCTCTGGGGATAGTTGAGCTGCCCTGATACTGATGGCCTGCGACCAACCGTGATTGCAAATGTATCAGCGCTGTTGGTGACCGACACACCAGTGAACATCACGCCGACACTGCCGGTCTCGGTGATGTTGATGACTGTGCCAAACGAATAGCTTGCATCGAGCACGTAGAGAGTCTTGCCGCTTGAGTGGTTCCGCACTTCGTAGCCGGACAGGGGCTCAAACTGAAACTCCCACTGCTTGATGCTGGGCATGTTGAGCTGGATGTAATTAAATATCGGTTGCGATGTTGCGCTGCGTACGCCGTAGAGGTTTGCAAATGCTGTGAACGCACCAGTGCTGCCTGCGACTCTGTAGCTGATCTTGAAGAAGCTGTAACGCTCAGCGCTGGTAGAGATCGTATTGGAACGATGAACGTCGGTGTAAAGCGCTGTGCCTTCGTTCAGGACATCATCCTTGTAATCAAGACAAGCGCGGTTATCGCACTCGGTGAAACCCTTGGCTGAGTTGAAGTTGGTGATGCCATTGATACGGATCCCAAGTGTTGACTTCAAGCCAAACTCAACTACTTTGCATGGCCTGGTCGTGGATACGCTGCCGATCGCGCAACGCATGATGTGTCCGTCTGTGGTGGCGACGTTTCGCGGTTCAGGATTGCTCCCAGCATCGAGCTGGTCCATCCATGTATCGCCATCCTTCTCTATCTGCGCTTGCGAGTTGGTACTAACCACGCCAGTGCGAACAGTTTTGAAGGTCGCATTAACGGTTTGAGTTGCGTTATCAACCTCAGAGCTGAATGGACCATTGGTACGGCTTGTGCAAACTGCCAACCCAGTGCCGATCTTGTACAACTCGCCAACAATCAAAGAGTCATCCCAAGTTTTTTGCCGTCCTGCCACGACAGACGCAATATCCTCGCAGTCTTCCGAGTAGGCGTTTTTGATAGAAAACCAGCTAACAAACGTGAACGAATCAGAAGTTGTTGGGTTGGTCCAGCTGGAGTTTTTGCGATCAAACTTAAAAGTTGGGTAATCAATTGTGGTGGTGACGCTAAGATCGCCATTTGAAAGGCTGATCTCCTGCAGGCTCTCGGATTCGATAAGGATCTTATGATATTGAACAACTGTTACATCGTCTTCAGGGTCGTCGTCCGTAAGATCGTTGCTAAGCGTAATCTTAAATTTACTTGCCTTTAGCAACTCAAGCTCAGTGTTAATCACGTTATCGTTCGAGACGTTTTCGAGACCGCTGCTGTCAAAACTTAAATTTACAGCGATCCATGCCATGTTTGACTGATTACCGCCACTTACGTCAATGACGGTCGTGCCAGGCCAAGTAACATTAACGGTTGTGCCAACCTCAACAGCAGTAACGCTTACCGTTAATCTTGCAAGCAAACTGGCAGTGAGTGACTGCAGGTTGCTGTCGCGATACTTTAATTTTGCACTTGTGGATGAACCACTGCCTGTTGTGTAAGGTTTAACAAATGAACCAGGGGTTTCAAGTGTGATCAGCTCTTTCGTGATTGACCACTCGCCAACTGTAGTCAGGTCTTTAATGTCACGACCGAATAAAGTGTCCTTATCACTGGATGAATAAAGCGTGTAAGTGGTTGTGCCATCGATGCTGCTAAGACCCTGCGCGGTAATGCCGCTGCGTGAACCGTAAAACGCTTGTGACTTTCGGCGCTGCGCCCATTTAGCCTCGTCAAGCACACATTTGACCTTGGTGCGACCTTCATCGCCTTTTGGCAAAAGCTGCGCCCTGACCTGTGGCTCAAACACAGGATTGGGTCGCATCCCAAAGTCATTGCCGCAAAATGCGTACAGACCGAAAGTCGTCTGGTTGCTGGGGCGTTGTGCGGAACAGAAATCGGTGGTTACTGTATTGCCGATCCTGACGCCAAAAACATCCGTTGATCCAACGGTGATATTGTTGGTGTTGCCCACGTCCTCGGCTGGATCGCGACCGTAAACGTGATCGCTTGGCAAAATTCGTGTGGTTAGCCCGCTTGCATAACGTGCATAGACTGCCATCCGCGAACCAGTCTCGTTTGCGGTGCTGCTGCCAAAGTCGTAGCTTGTCAGTGTGTTGCCGCCAGATGCAAAATTCTTTGCATCAATCGCACCCATTGGACCTTCGCCGACCAAGAACACAGCTCGCAGCATCTGCGATCCACCCAAGCTATAGATCTGCGACCACAACAGTTGCGTGTTGACACGAACGCCGCCATAAACTACACCGCTGATTGTTTCCTTGTTGGCATAAACCAACGGAATGATCGAGCCAAGAGTTGAAATTTCTTGCGTTGAGTTAAATCCATACCGAGGCGCAAAGCGTTGATTGCTGGTAATGGCCTCACCGCCGCGACCGATCTCGCGGATTTCCGATGGGCGCCTTGCAGCTTGCTGGGTAGTAAGAGGCTTGGGCTTGAAGAACGAAGCGGCAATCGTGCTGCCGATGCCGATGACGATACTGACAACAGCTAATGTGATCGGGTCAACGCCAGCAATCACTGCTGGTTCCGGTTGCTCTGCAGCGCGGCGTTTTACTTCAGCCTTGAACCAAGCGTACTCCTCATCCGTCAACCCCAGCATTGAGGCAAGATAACGATCGGATGGAAGCAAATTCATTGCACAAAACGACGGTACTCGGATTCTCGCATGGCTCGTGGCGGCAGCCAACACACACCACGTTTGTGATGCACAACCAAGACTCCGTTCTCTACTACGATACCGACGCCAAGACCGTTTGCGCCGTTCTCGAATAAGCACACCGAGAACTCTTCCATGTCAGGCACTGGTTCGGTTGCAGCATCCCATAACGTTTGTAGCTCTTCCCATTCAGCAGCACGCGCCAGCTCAAGCCACTTGTAGTCAAATGGCGGGTGGTACACATCAACGGAATCGAGGATCGCCCAGACCATGATCAAGCAATCGGCGCCGCGACCGTTGCTGGGATGTTCGCCGAATTGATGCGGCAGTCCGATCCAGAGCCGCCAGTCGATCATCAGCTCACCACCAACGAGCCACTGCTAGGCAATGCACCAACCAATTCAGTGCTCAGCACTCGGCGTGGCACATCTGATCGCACCGCATCCAAGGGCGAGGTCAGTTTCAGCAGCACCTTTTCGGTGTCCATGTCGTAGCTGGCGACGCGCCATAGTTCAGAACGGA